AAATAAACGAGCTAAAATCATTAAAGGGTGATTTAAATTCAAAATGTTATACAAATTATTCCTTGTGTATAACACCGGTGTGACTCAAAGAGAGCACACCCTAATTCGGTTATCAACCGACATAATCCTACATCCCCAAGGATGTATACAATTAGAATTCTTATTTCAAACCGAGGCCTACGGTAGATCTTTTAAATGTTAATAATTTAAAAGCGTTTCATCTACAAGCGAAAGCAGTCGGAGTTCTATATCCAATACAATATCAATTTTACACTTCCACATAGTCCGTTAACCTATTGTTCCATATCTAAGGAAACTTAAGTTTTTTTGGGTTAGTGAATAGCTTTACGGTGATATTTTAATCTTCATTTTAACTAAGAAATAATTTCAACATCTAATACGTATACACTTTTTGAAGAGTGCGTAAAAATACGTTGATTATTTAATGAATACCAAAATAATAAGGTAAATGCGACCATAACGATCACAAAATATAATAATAATTAAAAATAATAAATTAAATTATAACACCAATAGGCATTTGTGAAATAACAACAAATGTTTGGGAAATTGCAGCAGCAGCAACAGTGTAATTAAGGACCATAATAGGATTAGTACAAACAACTAAACGATTATCACACCCAAAGGTGGATCCTGAATTAAAACCTGTAAACTGGGTGGCCAAATTGGAGGCACCTGTCAATGATAACAGAGTATAAGCAGTAAACGTAGTCCCAAAAGAACTTACATTTAAACTATAGGTTTGACCTACAGTTAAACCACTAATTGAAATAGTATTACCTGCAATTGTATTCACAAGAGGACCATTACAAACTTGTTCCATCATTGAACCTGTTGTACCAAAAATATTTGTAGGTGTAGAGCCATTAGAATAAGCTTCTAAAACTGATAATAAACCACCTGTAGGGTTAAGTTGTTGATTAATGAATGTAATATCATATTCAACCCATAACTTTCCCCAGGCGGTAAGTGCATTACCATCAGTAGTACCAATAAATAAATTACCTGCATCATATAATTTAATATCATTGTTAGCCGGTAGAGTACCCTGTCTAACAAATTTATCTCCATTTAATAAACGATTATCACAATTCAAAGTGATATCTTTCCATGGAGCATCTTCAACAACACCATGATAACTGGCTGCTATAGTCTCAGATAGCGGAGCAACATCTGAAGCATCATAATCTGGAATAAGCATTATAGAACCTATAGTAGTGGTACTAGTTCTAGTGTAATACTTAAATGTCAAACGATTAAAATGATATTTTTCCCAACCTTGTGCTTGTAAAGACAACCAAGGGAAAGTAATACCAATACCGGGATTTAGTGGATAAATCAAATCAATTGAAAAATTGGTTGTACCATTAACATTACCAACAAGTTCTCGATGTACAATTCGACATCGATCATTTGTAGTAGTTATTCTAGGTGCTACAGTTCTTTGACCGGAGCTGTAGTTTTGGGAAACACCAATTTGTTGATTTGAACCTTTGTTCATTTGACGATTAGAGTTGTTGTTATTATTTTTATTATTATTATTTTTTCTAGATTTGTTTGCGACTTACTAGATTGTCGTCCCTTGCTGGGCGCGGAAGCTTTGGTGCTTGCCTTCCCCCTTTGAGAATTCATCGGGTCCCGCTCTCGATTCCAGGATTAAGAAGCCTGGGCGGCGACTATGCTCCATTATAGGATAAGCAATAGTATAGGACATATTAGAAATAGGTAGGGTTCCTTCATGGGTAAATTACATGTAGAGTGAGTTGCTAATTAAAGACTTCTCTTACAAGATACCCCAGGGCCTCCTATGCGCGCAAATATTCTATTTATACATTAAAACTAACCTTAGGTTAGATGATTAATTCCTTTATGGCCGGTAACACCGACCTCGGAAAATAATCTTTTACATAACTAAAGAGAATAAAAGCGTTAGCTCTATAATAAAAATTATAGTTACTAATATATAGCCATATTATCAATTAAACAATCCGTTGTAGTCTGTAGGCATTTAACCGTATGATCATACACAATATATGAAGATTGACGGAATTTAGCATCACTCCTTAACGTGATTTTGGATTTTAAATAATAGACCATGAATACTATATCAATTTGGATAATTGATTGACTGTCAGTATTCTAACTTTATCTTTCGAAACGCTCCTAATTAAAGTATAGCGTAAATTCTCAAGGAGGAGAGATGAAAATAATCTAAAGAATATCATCAAACTGGAGAGAAGATTCATAATCTTCCTTTAATTCCTTTTGATATAGATACTCTAATCTTAGATTTTCATCTTTTTCCTTCTTTATTTGCTCTAAAGCTAAGTTAATCGGATCTAATCGACTTGTCGATTTCCTATAAACTACAATTTCTTCATACAAATGAGGATTATTAATATCAATCATCTTATAATTAATATCATTAAGTCCTGTATGAGAACGAGTGACCATACGAGAGATTGTATGACCACCAACTTTGTACTTGATAAATTTTTTATTATCAACTAAGTTATTATCACTATTTTCGATTTTTTCACCGAAACGTTGAAATGATAAACCCTTAAAAGTGTATTGAAGATTTGTTAAATCAATACAACTTGTACTAGGCAAATACCAGTTAGGGGGGTGAGATTCCTTTTTAAAATCATAACAATTAGGTAATTGAGGACAACTTCTAAGTTGAGCCTGCATAAATACCTTCTTACTAATATCACCCCAATTCTCTAAATCTGGGTCGACTTCCATTCCAATTGGTTTGAATGGAGCTTTACACAAATCATCTACATACCAGGCCTTTCTAAGACCATATGCAATAATACGTTGTTTATTTGTAACAGTAACAAAGTTACCCTTAATTAAAGGATCGTATTCACCTCGTAATGATACACCATCAGGTAATATCATACCTAAACCACCCATTGTTCTAGGAAGGTACCAATTTAATTGGGTACCATCAAACATTTTGGATGCTTTAGTTAGCGCTTCTTTATTATAAGCTCTAAAACGAAGGTCGGCTCTAATCTTATTAGTAGCGCCGTGCATAGCACATTGGTGTAGACAATGAATAGGTTTCTTGGCACCTTCTCTATCACTTACTACCTTACTTTGACCTAGTAACATTCCAACATTAAAGAATGGTAGGTATTTAGTACGATTTTTATCTTGATAAAATAACGCACTATTTACAGTACCAAACTTTTTATGTAGAAAGTTTTTTCCAGGTGACGGGGTTAAACCTGCTTGAGGAAGCATATCTAGCCAATCATTATACTCAGATTTATTACATTTAAACATAATATCATCTCCATTAACCATAACATTCAATTCTTTAAAATCTTGAATTTCAGGGCAAACAGCCATCCAATATACTATCAAATTGATAATACATAAGATGGGAAATGATTCGACAGATCCCATTAATTGTCCATTCATTTGTTGAACGGTTGGAATTAACGTTTTATCGTCATAGTGTATTTCGTGTTCATAGAGAACTCTACGTAATATATTTGCATGGTATGGACTCAAATTCTGACAGATTGTTAACTTCTGAAGAATTCTTTCAAAAACCATTTTTGTTAATTCTATTTTAATATTATCAGTAGCAGCACTAAAATCGCCACTAGCTATAAGGTCATCTTTTCGACCTATATTAAAAAAATTATTAACAAAATCCTCACTAAGAGGAGCACCTATAAGTGCGAATTGTTTATATTGTTTAAGGTTAGAATGCATAAATCTCTGCATACCTTTAGCAACAGCGTATGCTTTAGCATTACTAGCTGTGATATTTCGAATCTTTAAAGGTTCAGCAATAGAATAAACTTTTGCACGACATTGTATGTCGAGTTTATCCTCTTTTGAACCAATAATATTCCAATTATTATCATATAAATATGTAACAACGGACTCAGTTAATAACTCATTAAAATCATAAGTCATATAACCTCTTCTTTCCATAATACCTTTGTATGGGCAGAAATCCATTTTTAACAATTCATTATTACTTGTATAGCCCGTTTTTCTATGGCCGTATAACAAATAATCTTTTGCACCACCTGCTGTTTTACTATTTTCAAAACAGGCGTTAGTAGAGTATTCAAACACTTTACTTATATCCGAATTAATATTCATATTATTAACAATATTATTTAATTTGATAGAAAACATTTCTAAAAATGTTTCATCACACGGATCAGCCACTTTCTCCATCGCTTCAGAGTGAGAGATAAGACTTTTATAAATAAAGCTTTGTGGAACTACAGCTGCACATCTTTTTGACTGTGCAATCGACCAGAATAATTTCTGATTAACTGGTTTATTTCCGGATACGAGACGATCACTAAGTAATCTTCGTATACTACCGGAAAAAAGGAGTGGAGGACCACCTTTCCAAAAGGTTGGTGCCTCCGGCAAAACATCTTGCTTTAAACTCCGCGCATGCATCCAAGTAGTGGCATACTTTATTAACTTGATAAAATCAAGGTAAGTATCACACTCCATCATAGGATGCATACAAGAGACAATGGTTTTAAGGTTATGAACTTCAAAGAATGTATTCTTCTTATCATAATCCGCTAAAATTTCGATCAACCCAATCGAAATCTGCAAAGCACTTGCAAACCATTGTTTATTCACTAAAGGAGATTTTATTAATAAAAATTCCCCTTCAAGCGTACAACTAAGGTTGAGCCCGCATTCGTTTAATATGTTTTTCATATTTCCGCTAGCGGTTTCTTTAACAAATCCTACCCTTAAAGCCACAGATTGATTATTTATCATATCCTGAGCTTTACGAGTTTCCTTTGTAATTCTTTTAGTTGTAGCCCGTTCCATTTGAACGGTCAACGCTTTTGACAACAGATTAAATGCAGTAGTTATTGAACCAACTGCATAACCAACCTTAACCGGATTGGTTTCTATGTCGTTTTTTATCCTCGAGTACAC